CGACGGTGATACGGGTGAACCGTTCCGCTTCGGTCGCATAGTCAAGTTCTTGGACGATGTTACGGGTGTGATCCCACCAAACCCATTGGTGACCGCCGAAGTAGGAGGCGTTCATCCAATAGTCGCGCCGCTCTTTCAGCAGATACTGGTCGGCTTTGTTCCACAGGTTGATGACTTCCTGCGGTTTCGGTGGTTCCCACGGCTTGTTCACGGTCCTACTGCCTCAACTGGTGTCTGCCACGCGGTGCGGGCTTTGTTGTCGTCACGATCTTTCTTGCGAGGCTTACGACTCTGTTCCATCGCTACCGCGACAGCCGGATTCTTCGCCAGCAATAGATTAGTCAGACGACGGTTCTCCCGAAGCAGAATCAGGGCAAGAACACCAAGAACGACGATAGCGACCGCTGCGATCACAGGTCACCCACAAAGTCGGTGTCGATCTCGGAGGTTTCCTCCCGACGGGGACGACCGCGCTTGCGGACGAGGGGTGCGTCCGTGTCAGGCCGTGCGTTGCCTGGCGACAGATCATCCCCGTCGGTCGGAGATACGGAGCCTGCCTTCTCCGCAGAAGCAAACTGTACACCATTGACCGCACCGGCGATCGCCGAAAGACGCTGTTCGGCGTCCTCAGCCCGGTTGATGAGTTCAGCGACAATCATGTTGAGGTTGCGAACTTCACCGTTGTGGGTGAGTTCCAAACCTCGAGACGGTGCGCACATTCTGCCGATCTCGATCGCACAGTCGGCGCAAATGTACAGCCGGGTGACAGCGGACGGGTTCGGATCCTCAGGACTGTTGTGGCCGTCCAAATCCTGTTCCATGTCAATGATCGGCTTCGCCACACCACGGCAAATCCAACAGCAACCAGGCAAATAGTTGTAGTTGTCGACCAGCCTCATTCACCATCTCCGTTTCTTCGCGCTCTTGTCGAGCCGCTCTATGAACTTCTGTACTTTGCCTTCCGCACCGGGCATTGTGACCTTGTTCTTGCGTGAGATGTCATTGTACGGGCGGCAGGCTAGAAGGTACCTTAGTGCGTCCACAGCATGATCTTCGTCATCTGTGTCAATATCTTCCACCTGGATTTTGGCGTGGCGCATAGCTGGGAGTGTGCGCAACAGGTTTTCGCAGGTGGAGAACACTTTCAGTTTTGGTTCACCGGAGATCGGGGCCGGTTGCAGATAACGCCTCACGTTCTGCCAGCCGGACACTCGGGCGTTCTTGGCGCGGGTGACATGAACACCGAGACTGTTGTACACACCTGCGACCGTTGTCCCCATGCCGGACGTGTTGCTGTAGGTGGACGGGTCAATGGCGGTGGCGGTCACGTTCTCAAACCGGCCATTAGACATCTTGGACATCTCTTTGACTTGTGCCGCCTGTTGGGCAACCGTCAGGTTCCGCTGGTACGCCTCCCGATACACATAGCAGGTGCCTGTGGCAGGATCCCATGCCCCCCACAAACAGCAGTACGGGTTGGCGGTACCGAAGTCAATCCCGCGATATCGGGGCCATTCTGCCGGTATCTCGAACGGTTCCACGACATGAAGGTCACGGCGAAACTCGGTGAAATACTGGCCGGTGAACGTATCCCAGTCACCCAACAGTTTCTGTTTACGTTCGGTTTCAGGGAGCATCGACAGGTGTTTGCGGTAGGTGGGGTCGATGTGCGGGTTGTCGTCGACGGTGGACGGCACGAAAGCGACCACCAGATGGTCGTTCGGGTCGTGGGGGATCTCAAGCTTGGCGAGTTCCGTGTTGTCATCAGGGAGTTCAACTCGGCGCACAATGTCTGGGTTCTCGAAACCTTCGCGCACGTCGTAGACGACAGCGAACCGGCCATGTTGGGTGGGTTGCACCAGCATCCGATACAGGAACGTATGGCCGCGATCACCCGGGTTGGTGGCGAACAGGACGTGGGTTCGGACACCCAAATTGGTCATTTTCCTGCTGGTACGCAGACGACCGGAGATCATCAGCATCTGATAGGGGGTGAACTGGGTTGCCTCATCGAAACCGATGAAGTCATATTCGGCACTCATGTACTGGCCGACATCCTCGTCTCGGGCGCAGAACCCGTATTCGACGACCGAACCGTTGCCGTACCACCATGCTTTCACGTTGTCGATCGACCGCAGTTGGGCGTCCACGTTCAGTTGGGCGTACCGCACCTGTGAACGGATGATGAGCGACCGGCGTAGTTCGGGGAGTGCGGTACGGATCAGCAGGGTGCGGTGACCAGGGTATTTGAGCGACAGTTCGTTGGCGTGATAGGCGAGCAACTCGGACTTTCCACCGCCCGCCGCGCCACCGTACAGCAGCCAGTCGGTTTTGCCGACGAGGATGTGCGCCCGTTCCTGCCGGATGTTGCCCGTCAACCGCCATGCGGACAGGTCAGCCTCGAGCAAACGCAAATATTCGTCTTGTTCGGCGGGTGTGAGCTGAACAAACTCGTCGTCGGACAGCAGGTTCACTATGCGCCGTCCCCAATCGCCCGCAATCCGGCCTCGACACGACGTTTCGCCTCAATTTTGAGTTCCTCGAGCCGTGACAGACGGTCCTCAGGGGATCCCGACCGGTTCTCTTGGATGGTGGTCGCCTGCCCGGACTCCAAACGGAGGATGTCATACCAGATTTTCGCCACTTTGGTGGCTTCTTCAGCCGATTTGATCTCCCATTCACCCCCAGCGAGCCTCAAACCCAAGTCGACGATGATGCCTTGCGCCAATTTGGGGAGGATTTCCCTCGAGGCGACCCCGGAAGCCAACATTTCTTCGCCTAAGACACGCAACTGTTCGGCACGTTTCTTCGCTTCGGCGCGATCCAACTGCTTTTTGACACGCACCTCATCCAGATCGGCGGCTCGACGCGCCCGACGGCCCTGTTCCCGTTCGCCCGGATGCTCAACTTCGACGGTGGACAGGTCGTCAACGACACGATGGGTGGGGATGCCGTCATGTGGTTTACGGCCTTTGATCCCTGCGACGATCTCCTGAGCGGATTCGCTCACCTTACGGGTGGTCACAGGATGATCTTCCCGTCCACAATGTCGTGCAACGTGGCCCACACCTGCATGGACAGCGATGCGACAGCCTGACAAGCCACCATTTCACCGGCGGTCAACGTCCCCACATCATAGGAACGCTCGGCAAGCTCCAAAGTGTGCGCCGCAGCGAGGAACGCCACCTTGCACTCTTTGGGTGTCAAGAACACGCCTTGAGACTCGAGCGCGAACCGGGCTTGCGCCACCAACTGGTCGTTCCCCAGTCGGACGACCGTACCCATCAAATCATCAACAACACTCATGTCCAACAATACCCTTCGTCGCATTTGCCTTCGTTGAACGTATCTTCGTCAAACAACGTCGGTCCGGCTTCTTGTGCCGCCTCATCTAGGGGCATTCTCTTGTCTGTAAGGTAGCAGGGAGCGCGGTCAAGGCTGGCTCGGACGGTGTTGATGTGGCGTTCCAGTTCAACAGACTTCCAAAACAGTTCGGGTTCATCTCGACGCATTTCCCGCCACGTCTGTAGCCGGTGGAACGGACAGAAAAAACATGAGGACTTGGGCGGGACGGGCAGACCTGCATCTTTGATGAGCTGCATACAGGCCGTCCGATCTAATCCAAGATCAAGCAACGGGTAGATGGGCTTCTCATGGGGGAGGGTTTTCTTGTTGTTGGCACGGTGGAACTCGTCGGTCGAGATGCCAATCATCACGTCAGCAGGCTCATCTTTCGTCGCTCCGTGCTGTTTGAGCCATTTGGCGACTACCGCCACCTTGTAGTCGTAGGTGCATGATCGGTTGCCAGGAGCATTGGTTTCCGACATTCGCACCGGAATCTTGATTGACCGACTTCCTTCGCGAGTGATCTCATCCCACAGGGTGCGGGTCGTGCCGTCTCGCATGGTGCGTTTCAGCTCTAAAACCTTTAGCCCTCGTTCAGCGGCCCACGGGATCGCAACATTTCGCACATAGTCCAATGTCGCTGGATGTTCGCTGTCATCCCCAACATTTGAGAATAGTGCGGCGTCAACCGGACCTAGTTTGCCTTGAGCGGCCAGAACAACCAAAGCAGTTGATTGCACCCCGCCACCATAAGAAATAACCCTCACCCCTGAACCTCCGTATCCGCAGAGAACCTCACCGTAACACAACTGTTACGAAGAATGGTGCAACTCTCCGACAGGACTCTGCTACTCTCAACGCCACAACCGCAAACCCTGCTCTCGAGCAAGCACGACCTGGCCGGAATCTGCACCCGGCTGTGGTGACACACGGAAACGTGGGTAGACCCTCATGCATCGACGCGAGGGAGCAGCGTTCTCTAACGTAAAGACGAAGGTTGTCCACCGAACAAACTAGACCGGCACCCTGAGGCTACTAGCCCGAATTGTGGGGGAAGGAACACCTCCAGCTCTGTCACGCAGGAAGAGGACGCGAGGCTGAGGAACGAAGCCGAA